GTCTCGGAACTGACCTTAGACATGCCTTCAGGCGCTTCAGAAGCGTCCCAGAGGAGCACAAAAGGCGCAAGTCCTAAAGTTACCCAAGCAAAGATTTTTATCGTTAAATAGCTCATTTTTCAAAGTCCAGTTCTGTAGGGACGCCCCAGCTATCGCCTGCCAAAGTGCGGAAGGCGATCTGTGCGCGGATGATTTTGTGTGTGTCTTCGTGGCGAAAGATCTGGACAAGGATTTCTTGTCCGTTGTCTAAATTGCACCGACCTATCTCATAGATGAAGACTTTCGGTTCGGTCATAATTTCACTCCTATCGTCGGTACTTCGACCATAGGCGATCGGTGCGCGCTATTGGGGGATTTCGCCGAACACTCTTTGAAAGGCTTGTTTGACAAGGGCTGGAGAGTCTGCCATTGCGGGGGAGATTTCGTAGTGGTGCCAGTCTCCGCCGGGTGCACCTCCGATTTCGGGCTTGCTGTACGACTTCCATGCTTGTCGAGTGCACTGCCAGCCGCGTCCAAATTTTTGTGGGAAGTAATCAAGGACGCATTCAACGCCTAGCGCGTTTGCGTTGGCGATGACGATGTTTAGGAAGGCAACTGCGCCTTTGCGATTAGATGTGGGATGTTGTTCGGTCTTTCGGTAGGAAGCGTCCCATGCTCTTCCGCAGGCGTGAACTGAAAGAGATCCGGGTGATCCTTTTTTGTCTCGGATTCCCCAAGAGCCATTATTAAAGAAGGCTCCGTTGCTGTAGCGGATCGCTTGCCGAATCCATTCGTCGGTGCCCGCTTGAGGGCCAGCTGATGCTCCGTCGGAGTTCCCTGTATAGGGGCGACTGTTTAGGATTTTAGGATTCGCTGGGATTACTGCCACGACCGAAAGCCTTGTCTGATGGATTAGCCCAACGCATTAGCGGAGGTAGCAGTGCTGCTATTCCGGCTTTGCTTAAATCGCTTGGTGAGGTGTTGCCTGTCATGTAGACCGCGAGCACTGCGGCGATCATTGAGCGTCCGTAACTTGATAGGAGTGCTTTAGCGTTTTTCATGGTTTGTGACATGCCCGTCTATTTTTTGTTCTATGCGGCCTAATGCTCTGTAATTGTCGGCGTGTTCTTTTTGTGATGTTTTGTCTGCTCGATTGATAAGTGCGACTATCACGGTAAATCCACCTGCGACGAGTGCGGCTGTTAATACTTCCATAATGTTTATATCAATCCAATTAGTTATGGTTTACCTAGATCAATAATGGTTAAACGGTGCAGGCTAGTTGTGCCTACCAGACTGCATGCTTGGCTTATTGCGTACCCTTGAACTTTGACTGTTGTTGCAGCTGTGGATGTTGCCACAAAATAGAATTGACCGTTTAAGTTAGTTTGACCTGTGTTTCCTGATGGCAAATTAACGGACTGATATTCGGTGTCGTCGGCCCCAAATAACACTCTAAAATTAAGAGTGGAAGTTCCCGTTGCAGGTATTCCGCAAGCGATCGTAACTACTGCCAGATATGCGCGCCCAGTTACTAGAGATGCGCTTACCGTAAGGCTTGTAATGTCTTGAGGTGATGCCCCGGTCACGGATTGAGTGGAGGTAGAAGTGACTGTTTTTGATAGGCCGAAAGGCATATTGTTCATCTGCGTACTGGTCAAGACTGAAGATGCTGGGAATGGTGTATTGATGGTCATGCGCTAATCTCCAATAAAATAATTGAGGATGATGCGCCTGCGTGCTGGACAGCGACGGTTGCAGAGTTAGCTTGAGACGAGAATTTAGTTTTGTATGTCGTTGATGATGTTGTGTTCGGAGAATCCAAGACCATTATTCCCGAGCCGCCTACGCCGTTCGTGGCAGTTGTGCCAGTGACTCCAATTTGTGAGCCTATTTGAGCGATCAAAGAAGCTCCCCTGTAAAGGTTAAGCGTAATTGAAGTGTTACTAGTTAGTTTGAGAAGTCCGTTTTGTTCAACGCAGACAAGGACTTTGCTTGAAGCCGATTGTGGGGTGATTGATGCTGTAAGGAGCGTGTCTGCTTCTGTGTTTGTGTCGTTCGTGACTTGAGTTGCAGTAGATCCAGCGACGACTTGCAGCACTCGAAAGGCACCGCGCAGGGCGTTTAATTGTGAAGCAAGCAAGACATCTCCATCAACAAAGCTTGCAGGTAAGTTTGTCGGTGTTGCCATAGTTTTACTTTATCCCAATACGGGCTGCGGGTCGGCTATACCAATAATTCCATAAACTGCGTCGGCAATAATAAACTCATAGACGACATTAGTTGGTGAGGTAAAGTAGGTGACAGCGTGCCCCGCCGAAAGGGTAAGTCGGTGCTCGAGTCCTTCAATGGTGAGATCTTGTGCGAATTGTGTTGGGCCTGATGAGGTCGTTATTGACTTCTCAATGTTGATGACATCGCCGACATCTAGTAGGGCAAGTGTGTCTTGGTCAGCTGTAGAAAGTCCGGGGAACTCTGTTCCTAAGAAGTTGAATCGCGGTTCAGGATCGGCGACGATGAGATATTCGGCAAGGGTGAGAGCTGCGGCGTCATTATGTAAAAGCGAGTCGGTGATTGATTGAGTTTGTACCAGATAGGTCGCTTGAGAAGCAAGGTCTTCGGCGACTTGTGGGGATGCGGCTCCAGCGTGTTGAACTGTTGCACGATTGACTACTGTGTCCGCTTGGAATGAGATATCTATAGCCGAGTAGCCGATTTGTGTGGCTGGGTTTGTGTCGTGGAATTGTGCGACTGGGTTTCCTAAGACTTGCCCTATGCGCTTTTGAAAGGTAATTGTGCCTTCGCGATTTACAAAGATTCTTCCTTGTTCGGCTTCGTTGATTTTGTTGGCGTATCCTGCGACGGAAGTTCCGTTGGGAACTGTGTAGGCAGCTGATCCGCCGAGCGTTGCTTCGCCTGTTTGAATGCTTCGCGCGCCTGTATAGGCAACTTCAAGAAGATCTAGCAGGTCATTAAAGCGTGCGCTTGAAAGTTGTTCGGTGACATTCCATTCAGCGAGGAAGGTTTGTCCAAGTTGATAGGAGTAGTCAGCGCAATTTACGGTAACGGTGTCTAGTCCGCCAAGTGTAAAGGTGTAGTCATAATTTACGATGTAGCCCACCCACAAATACTCTTTGACATTGAGTGAGTTGTATCGAGAGAATCGGACTTTACGAAGTGGTGCTAGTCCCGGCTGTGAGTTGTTCGGGTCGTAGTAGGGGCTGGTCGTGTCAAAGGGATTAAACACGCCGTCGGCAAAAGTGTCATTGAGTGTGAAGTTCATTGTGCCATAAGCGAATTGGTCGCCTGTGTTAGCGCGTCCGCGTTTTGCTGTTAGCGCAATAGTGCCATCCATGACCGATGCGTATTGATCGGAGCCGTCTAGGACATAGTCAGAATCTAAAGTTCCTTTTGGGTCGTCGTCAAGTGTGAAAGCGTTCCAGTCGTACCCAGTGTCTATTTCTAAATCGTAGTTACCTGATCCAATTACTGCGACGCCTGCCATTAGGCGACCTGTATGTTCGCAGGGCCGTTCGTCCTATTGAATGCTCGAATTGCGTTTACGACAGCTGTTCCGATGTCGGCGCTGGAGCCGAGACCGCCTGTGATGTTGATGATGTAGTTTCCGCCCATCCCAGAATTGCGTCCAGATAGTGGGATGACCGCTTCAGGGCCGCGCTCGCCGATCATCGCAAGCGTTGGCCCTGTCACGATTCCACCGTCTGCCAAATATGGGATATTTGGTACGGAGAAATTTTTGCCTCCGATTACTGGTATCCAAGAAGGAATGTCAAAGTCAAGTTTGCCGACAGTGCTATTCCAAAGTTTGGCGATGCCGTTGAAGAGTGTTTTGAAGATGCTGTAAAGCCCGGTGAAGTAGGTGTTAAGTCCGTCAAAGACTGCTTTGCCACCTGCGACAAGTGCATCAAACACAATGTCTACAAGTTTTCTGAATCCTTCAAATTTGTCGTAAGCAAGTTTTAAAGCGATGACAAGCAAGCCGACTCCGATGGCAATTATCGCAAAAGGGTTTAAAGCCATCGCGATGTTTGTGATGACGATAGCTGCGGCAATTAGTCCGATTGTTCCTGCGATCATTGTGAATTTGTCTGGGTTTTCTTGTGCCCAGTCTGCAAATTTTTGTAGGTAGGGCAAGACGGCTTCTAAGACTGGGAGCAGAGCTGCACCGATTCCTTCTTTTGTTTCTGCGATTGAGTTTTTGAAGATAGCCATTTTTCCTGCGGCTGTTTCGGCGTTGGCTGTTACTGCTCCGCCAAAAGTACCGCCAAGGGCATTCATGATTTCGTCAAGACTCGCACCATCATCGACCATTGTTTTAATCTCTGGGGACAAAGTTTTTAATGCTTTAAAGTTGCCTTCGTAAGCTTTGGCAAGGGCGTCGGCAACTGTTGCGGAATCGGTATGTAGGCCTTGGGAGATGTCCATAACTAAATTCATATCTGCCATGGCTTTGTCGGCGTCTTTTGTGCCTATGGTCAATTTTTCTAGGGCAACTCGATATTCTGTGTCGGCTATACCAGAGGCTCGACTCATGACGGAGATCTGATCTTCTAAAGATTTAACTTGCGCGTCTGATGCCCCAGTGGTGTTTTGCAAAATTAGTTTGAGGTTTGCTTGTTCTTGTGCGTCTTCCATAGCCGCTTTTGTGGCGTCACCTAGTACAACTGCAAGACCTGCGATGGCGGCGGCGGCTGGGACTGCTGCTTTCTTTATTGCAAATTGCATTTTTTTTGAAGCGCCTTCAATGGACTGAAATTCCTTGATTGCGCGCTGGGTTCCCTTTGTGTCAAATTCTGAAACTATTGGGATGTTAATTGAGGCCATTACGAGATCACATTCCGATCTACTTTGTCCATAACGGTCTCCACAATTCGTCGCATTTCTGACTCAACTGTGTCTTGATTCTTCTCCATGGCTTTCCACATTACTCTTGATCGACTGCCATAGCGCGCCGACAGTGCTGCACCTAGTTTGCCGTTCGCAGCCATGTCAAATAGCGCTCCAGTAGATCCCGAATAGACAATGTTAAAGACGCCGACATTACGGATCTGTCCTCGGAACTCGGAGACCTTTTTGGTGTTGATCTTGGCGGAGATCTTTTGCTTCCTATTTGCTTCCCAAGGAAGCATTTTAAAGCCTGACTTTGTAGACCAGTTTCTTCCCATGCCAGACAAAGGAACCGAGTTAGGGATAAGGGCAAGAGCGTCATTTATGACAGGCTTTGCAACTTCTCGGAAGTCTTTTGCAATTTGGTTACGGAGTCCCGGCTCAACAGAGTTCAATTTTTTTATGGCGTCTTTAAGTCCGTAGACCTCTACCTTGGTATTCAGTCCTTCCGCCATGTCACCTTTTCTTATTCTGTTTTTCTAACACTGCAATAATGGTAGTGAGATCTCGCGTGTCGAATGTGTCAGAGTAGAAAGTGGGAGCCCACCCGGTCGCGACTACAAGTTCAGCGAGTTGTCGCCTGTAGCCGCGTCCGTAGGGTTTGGCATTTCTTCTTCCCCTACTGGCGCGCATTCCATAGAAAGATTTTCTTTAAGCCACTGCCGCCAAGTAGGAGGAAGTGTCTCACCTT